TTTATAGATAGTGCATCTGTTTCAAGTGTACCATCAACATCTACGTTACCTGATACATCTAAAGAACCTGCATCAAGTTCTCCGGAGATAGTAATGTTTCTACCACCTGTAATATCTTTGTTAGCATCTGTGATAATTGCTTTACTTGCTATAACTGTTCCGTTAGTTATACCATCTATAAGATTAATATCTGCTGCACTAGCTGTAACGCCATCTAAGATATTAAGCTCTGCAGTTGTTACTGTAGCTCCGTCTAATATTTCTAGTTCTGCTTCAGTTATATTAGCACTACCTATTACAAAGCTTGTACCAGTAATAGCTGTACCTGTAATAGCTGCAGCACTTGAACCTCCAATAACAGTACCATCAATAGTACCACCATCAATGTCCGGAGTATTTATGTCTGGGCTTGTAAGGGTTTTATTTGTAAGAGTTTGTGAGCCTGTTAAAGTTGTTACAGTGCTATCTATATTAACTGTTATAGTATTGCCTGAACCTACAGTAGCTAAACCAGTCCCACCAGCGATTGTAAGGCTTTCAGAGTCGAGGTCAATGCTTAATACACCACCACTATCACCTGCAAAGTCTAAGTCCTGTGCAGTGACTTGAGCATCGATATAAGCTTTTACAGATTGTTGAGTTACTAAAGATGTAGCACTATTAGAACTTAAGTTATCTTCATCAAGTATTGCTGTAACTGTAGAGCCACTTGCAAGTACTAAGCTATCTATATTAGCTGTACCATTTATGTAAAGGTCTTTGAACTGTAAAGAGCTAGTACCTAAGTCTATGTCGTTATCTGTAACAGGTACTATAGCTCCATCAGCTATGTAAAGTTGTTGTACTGGACTATTAGAAACTTGTACATAAAATTCTATGTAATTATTTGTTGTATCTATTAATACTTTATTGTTTGGAGTAGTCTCTCCTGCATCACCAATTAAACCTATAACTGGTCCTTCGTTAGCAGTACCGTCATGTTTGTGACCACTTGTGTTACCAAATGCATTTAAAAGTTGATTGTACTCATTGTTAAATAACGAAGCAGTAATTGTATCTCCGTCTAAGAATGTACTTTGTCTTGTGTAACCTGCCATTGTGTTTATCTCCTACCTGATGGAATGTAATCTATGTATAGTCCGTTTATTGTGTATGGTGCGTTTGTATCGTTTGTTAATACTCTAAAGTTATTAGAATAACCACTACCTTGTAATGCTACTCTAACTAAAGGTTGTTCAGATGCTCCAAACTTTGCAGAACCAAATAAGGAACTACCAAATATTGATGGAGCTGGTACGCTGTCTAATATATAGTCTTCGGGTTGTGGTGTATCAGTACTATCGTAATCAAACCTAACTCTTATTGAAGGCTGTACTTCATTTTCAGGACCTATAGATAGTTTAACATAGTGTAAAGTTTTTAAAGTTCCAAAGTCACCATAGTCATAGTCAGGTGTTTGATATCTAGCATCTACTGCACTACCATCAAAATCATTACCTTCATCATGAACATATACATAACCATCTGTATCACCATGATAAAACTTTTCTATACCGTTATTATCAAAACCTGAATTAATTGCTGTAACTTCTATACCTAAGATTTCAGACCACTCAAAACCATTTGGTCTTAATGTACCTATTATACCTCTCTGTGAAGCATTTGTCAAGTCTGTATCGCTATAAAATAATCTATATTGTGATTTATCTCTTAATACAACACTATTAATTATAAACTCATTGACATTCTCAGATAAGTCTGTTATAATAGGCTGAATTGCTTTACTAACTGTACCTAACTCAACGTCACCAATTCTTGATGTACCAGCAACTGTTCTTAAACCATCGGGAGCTAAGAAGACTAAGTCACCGCCAATCTCTTGAATGCTGTAACCACTTAAGCAACCTACGTTTTCAGCAACAGGTACAACAGCAATAGTTGAACTATTGTTTATGTTTACTAATTTATGAATACTATTTTGACAAAATATAAATAAATCTTCACGGAAACCTTTAATACCTACTATTCTGTCTGATATAGTTATAGCTCCTGCTCCTGTTCCTGAGAAAGTAGAGAAGTCATTTATAGCACTGTAGTAGATTACGTTTTCGTTATCACTTACACCTGCAGCAATTAAATGATGGTCATGAGATGTAATGTATCTTACACCTTCACTTCCTGTTACTGTTATCTGTGATGTAAAGAATGTTCTAGTGTTTAGATTACCTGTGCCTTCCATTCTAAATGTCCAAGGCTGATTTACTCCATCTGCTATAACAACAGTACCGTAATCTTGGGTAGCTGCTTCAAACATTGCAAACTGTATTTGACCTTGATTAGTTCTAGCTGTAGCACTTTTACCTGTAAAGGTTGTGTGGTTATCTCCACCACCTGCTGATAGTTTGTTTATTTGTAACCAACTAACACCATCGTTACTAAAATAAATATTAGTACTTGCACAAACTATTACACCGTCTGCATATGGAAACGTACCTAATATATTTGTAGTGCTTCCTGTAGGTTTTGTAGCGTTAGTTCCGCCAAACTTTGTATAGCCATTAATACGTCTATAGCCTCCTGATGTAGAAGCTTCAAAGTTTTGTAAAACTGTAGCAACTCCGGGTGTACGTAATAAGTCTATAGAGTTAGATGATTTAACTAAACCACCACTACATGCTACGGTAAAAGGTTGTGAACGTGCCATATTTTAAAAGTAAGTTCTATCGTCAGTCATATATTTTGGAGCTGGATTTATGAGGTTTGATTTCATATACTTCATTCCTTTCTTATAATCATCCAATGCGAAAGCTGCTTGTTGTGGGCTTTCTTTAAACTGCCAAATATAATAACGTACTCTAGCTGTTATTATGTTACTGTACTGCTCTGGTAAAACGATTGTATCGTCATAAGCCGATAAGGCAGTCGGTCTTACAAAAGCATAAAAGTGTATATTATAAACCTTATCAGGTATTGGACTTAATCCAAATTTTCTAGCGTCTGGAGATTTAATAACAAATCTAGGTTCTCCATGGTTCTGAGTATCTGCATCGTCTGCATTCTCACTGTCTCTGTAGTATCTTTTCCAATCATCTAGTGTAAGAAACTTCAAGCCTTTAGAGACGTAAGGACTTGTTTCTCCACTAACATTAATAGTTGTAACATAAAAGTCATCCCAATCTATTGATGCATAGTCTGTAGTGATACTAGAACTATCAGACTTTAAAGTGTACCATCTTGTTCCTGCAACTGTAGCAGAAGTTACATTACCATAAAAAGGGTCTGTAGCTCCACTTGCTCCTGCAGCAAAGAAAGGTAGTTGGGGTTCTTGGTTGGCTATATCAAAGATTGCTTTGTTTACACTATCTTTAACAAACTTCTGAATACCTGTAGCGTTTGTAAAGTTTGCAGATGTTAAAGGAACTTCATTGAGTTCTCTTAATACTTCGTTAGTTATGTCAAGATATGTTGTAGCCATTATTTTTTGTGAACCTTTTGAATTGGAAAGTTTGCTTCTAAACTAGCACCTTTATGTTTTACAAACTTACCTGTGTGTTTCATTAATTTAAATGTTTTACCAACTTTCATCCAGTGGTATCCCTTTGGTGCTTTAACTTTCATAATTCTTCGTAAAAAGTGGAGGAATCCGAAGACTCCTCCGAGTTTTGACAATTAGTCAATGTGATAAAAAGCTGATACTAGAGCTTCATCTCTAAGTACTTTCGCACCATAGACATGTAAGCCTCTAACAATATCACCAAACGATGTTGGGTCTCTCAACACTTCTGTTGAAAGGATAGTGTTAGCAGTAGCAGTAGAACTTATATGACCAGCCAAACATTTACCAGTTACATTGGATGCATCTGCAATGTTGTTTGATTTGTACATATCAAATCCTCTTAGTTTTCCACTTGAAACTAAACCATTTCTGATTGAACCTTGACCAGCGTTAAAGTCAACAGAAAGAAGTTTAGACCCAGACTGTCCTAATTGCTCGTAGAAGTCAGGACCAGCAACGAACCATCTACCTTCTTCAGGTACACTTTGTTCGTCTAATAGTCTTGCCATTCTAGCCATTAAGTCTAGAGGGTCTGTTTCACCAGTTTGACCTAAGTCTACACCACCTGTTCCATCAAATACTCCAGCACCTAATTTGTCAGCAGCGTTTGAGCCTAAGATGTGATTAGGTGAAGCAGCAGAACATCCTGTAAACATAGTTTCTAAAACAGCAGCATCGTATGCATCTTTAAGAGCATATGCAGCTGAACTAGAAGCAATTTCTTTGAAGTTCACATGTGACATATTGCTTTCGATATCATCTACGATGAATTTGAAAGCTTTAGCACTGTCAACAACCAAAGATATTTCTTGGTCGGTTAGTGGGGTCGCAGTTGTATCTGCATTTCTTGTGTAAGAAGACACAGAAATTACAGGTTCTTTTATTATTTTTACAGAGTCTCCATAAGCAGATATTTCACCAGCATAGTCGGTATTAGTAATAGCTTCTACCACTGAGGCTTTTCTAAAGAAGTTTAAAACCTTTTTAGAGTAAACCGATGGTAAAAAGAAACTACCATTCTGTCCGGATATACCTGCATCAAAGTTACTCGTTGCTGACCCGTCAGAGCCAGTTTGAAAATATTGAGCCATTTTGTTTTCCTTTTAGTTAATTATAGTTTATTTTATGATTCTGCCTTCTTGCATTGCATCTGATATTTCACTTTCGTATTTATCAAACTCAGCAACACTCATTGCAGTAATCTCTTTTTCTGACCATACTTTCTGTTGCGTAGGTTCTACACTAGTTGTTTTAGTGGAGACCATATCTGCAGCAGATTTTCTAGTCGGTTTAGAAGATGACTTAGCCTTTGGAGCATCAATACCAAAATCTTTCTTAAACAAATCTAAAGCACGGGAAGCTAGGTCGGCATCGTTAGCATTAGAATATATCCAATTTTGAATAACTTCTGGTTGCTCTTTTGCCCAACCATGAAAGTCATCACTGTTTTTAATATCTTCAAAATCAGGATGTCTTTCCATTAACCTTTTTTCTGCACTTTGTCGTACTAACTGATTTTCACGTTCTTGGAGTTTACTAAGGCGTTCTTCTAGAACTTTTGCTTTAGATTCGCTTTGCATGTGAGCAACAGTTTCTACGACATCGTAAACATCAGGATACTCATTCTTAAATTGTTCTAAGTCTTCTGGAGATTTAGGAGCTTTATAGGTTGGTCTATTTTTAGTAGCTTCGTCTATTAGTTCCTGTTCTCTAGATTTAAACTCATTAAGTTTAGAATCATAATGTTTTTTCAAATCATCGTATCTTTTTTTATAATCTGGTTTCTTATAAGGAGTATCCTTTTTAGTTTCCAGTTCTTCAGTATTAACACTTCCTTCAGCTTTCACTTCAGTTATGTCATTACTATCAAAGAGTTTATTCTTTTCAGAAGGCTCTTCAAAATACATATTTTCTGATGAGATAAAAGGTTTATCTTTTCCACCATGCCAATCTTTCTTTGCGTTATAAGGGTTTGGCGTTTCCTCTTTTTGGACTGTATTAGTCATTTTCTTTTCTCCTACTCAGGGCTTGTTTCACAAGGTAGCTCTATGTCGACTAGAGGGCTTGTTTGTAAAGGTAGCCTTTCGGTTATTAAAATGATAAAGGGCTGATTAATTAATTCAGGTAGCTTTATCGTTATATTTGTTTAGCTTTGAATGTAGCCTTTAGAACCACTAATAGCACGTTTAGTTAATTCATCTTGAACAGTCAGGTCATCCTGTACTATTCCTGATTGACTTAACAAAGGTTGTGTTTTAGTTTTTTCTTCTTCTAGCATTCCACCTTCAGCTAAACCTTGTCTTTTATCCGAAGCAGCTTCAGCATCTTTCATCATAGACATTAAAGTGTCTTCTCCGATTTCTTCTACAGCTTTTGCAGTAAAGACAAATTCTCCGTCAGACAACCTTGCAGGTATGTCATCAGAGACTCCTGTTCCCGGTCCTTCAACAGGTCCGTTCCCAGCAAATTCTTGAGCTACATCTATTACTTTATCAAATAACATCTGTAGTTCTTTATCTTGTTCTAGTTTGGTTACAAGCATATCTTCTTCTTCTTCATTCAATGCTTCATCCATTATAAATCTTGTATAGTTTTCTTCCATATCATCATCTGATAGCATACCACCTTCATTCATACCATATCTATCATCAGATAACAAACCACCTTTTTTCTTTTCAAATCTGCTATTATCTATAGCAAACTCATCAGCTAGTCTATCATATTCTTTCTCTAGCTCTTCATCTGTCATATTATCAGGATTTTTATTTTTCTGAGCTTTTTTATCTTGTTTTTTTATAATTTCTTTACGTTCTTTAATTAAAGCAGAAGGACTTTTTCCTTTCATATCACTTAAAATATAAACAAACTCTTCAACGTCTTTTGTAGGATAACCAGCAGCTTTTAAATTTTTATTAACATCAGTTAAAGAAATATCTCCAGCGTTAAACATAGTAGCTGCTTCTTCAAAATCAAAAGAATCTAAGTTATCTAGTTTCATCTGTCTAGTACTTTCATCTATTTCTTTGTTAGCTTTAACTTCTGCTTTCTTTTTGAACTTTGAAGCTAGTTTAATGATAGCTCCACCTATTCCATATTTTTGTCTATCGTCTTGTAATAACATTATATTTCCTCTTTACGTGTAATTGCTTCTTTAACCTGTAGGTCCATCTGCTCTAGGCGTCCCAGTAAATTCAGTTTCCCCTGCAACCGGTACATTTCCTGTTCCGATGTTGCCACCACCAGTGCCTGTAGCTCCAAGTTCTTGAGGTTGTTGAGGTATTCCTTCAAGTCCTCCCATTGTGGGCTGTTGACTATTGGGTTGAG